ATACATATTGTCCCATACAGATTTCTCATCTGATACAGAATCAACTATGGAATTTGGAGAAGATTCGTTTGCATACGGAACATGATTGCCAATGGTCACATAACCAACTGTAGCTGGTTCTGGTTCATAGAACGATTCTTTGAATTGTTCTGCGTTATTAAACGAGAGTTTTTTGGAAGTATAGAAAGTTGCCATGGTTTAATATTCTATTTATGTAACAATTACAAGAGTTTCGCCATTTGAAGTTATTGTAAATGCAGAATTTACTGTAGCCACCGTATTGCTGTAAATCGCATTAACATATCTAATTTGTGAATTAACTGCAATCTGAGAACCAATCGTTAACACACCTAAAGTATTAGAAACATTAAACTTGGTGTTTGTACCAGTTATATAGATGCTGTTATTTACATTGACCGTTCCAGCAATTGTATTGGCAACAGTAATATTACTACGGGTAACATTGTTAGCTGCAACAACTTCATTAATATTATATTGTGCATATTCAACAAATCCAGCTGGATGGACTAAAGATTTGAATAGTTCTTTAAATTTAGTAAACTCAACTTGAGAAGATAACACATAAGAGTAATCAACATAATATTCACGACCTTGAAGAACTCTTTCTGAAGTGGATAAAATAGAATCAGATGTTGTCCAACGGCCAGGGAATGTAACATAACTTGGTTCAATGGCGGAGTTAGCCAAAGCTGTTCCATCACCAGATTGTGATAAATCAATTTGTGGAGGATACACATAACCTGAACCAGCATCAACAATACGAATCTTTGTAATTGCACCAGGATCTTGGTCTGCGGTTGCAAATAAATTTTCACCATCACCCATCAATGCTATCATCGACAAATTAGCATTTGCGCCTGTCGTAGATGATACTGTTATTGTTGGTGGATATGTTTGATTGTAGTTTTGGCCACCGATTGGATAGTCACCATATTTGCCAATCTTTTTACCTGTGGTGGCATATGTAAAGTTTACATTAACACTCAATGATGTATTTGAACTAATTGCATTAATGTAACGAGATTCGTTATTAATCATAATGCGGTCGCCAACACGCAACTCATCTTCAAATAGTGTTCCTGTTCCAATCACATTAACATTGGAATTGCCAAAAGTATTTGCTGTTCCACGAATTCTTGATGGTTGTAATTGAACTTTAGTGATAGCACCATTGGCTGCAACATTAGTTACCGCTGCAGCTGCACCAATACCAATGGCCATTGGTTGTGTTTCTGAAAATATTAATTCATCACCAACTTGATAGTTTAATCCACCATTATTAACTCTAATTCTACCTAAAGAGTGAGAACTTAAAACATGGTGTGTTGTTCCATTTGCTTGAAATGGAGCAGAATCAGCATCTAAAGTTGGAACAAAAGCAAATGAAGCATTTGCAAACAAAATTGCCACATTGGTAATTGGGCCAATATCTGTAACAGATTCAAATGTTAAGGCATCAACAATTTTAGAATTAACATTTTCAGTAACAACTGAAGCATTGAATCCGTAATTAGCAGCATTAATTGCAATACTGCCATAATCAGCAATTCTATCTGTATTTACAACAAAAAAGTTAGCGGTGTTGGTGCTTGAAGTGTCAACAGCATCAATAGCCATTGTTAAAGATCCACTACCTGCACCAATTACATAAACATTAGAACCAGTTTTAAATCCTGCACCACCGGCTAAAACTCTAATTTGATTGATGAATCCCGAAAACACTTCAGATACAATAGCTTCAGCATCTCGTGTTGCTTCACCACCAGTAATAATAACTGGATCACCAACATTATAACTTGAACCACCATCTATAATATAAATGTTGCGAAGAATAGATAATCCATGAACTCTAATATTAATAAGAGTATCATCATCAGGATCAATAATATTTAATGTAGCGGTTTCACCATTTTCAAAAGTTCCAACTAAAGTTTTTGTATTAATATATAATTCAAAAATTGGAACAGCATTAACTGTTTTTTGTGCGGTTCTTTCAACAAGAGCAGTAGCACCAGACACATCACCTGTTATTTTTCTGTTTATTAATAAATCAAAATCAAAATCATCATACAAAATTTCAATTAAAGAATTATTTACTGGCGCAGTATTAAATATTAATTTTCTAGTTTCTTTACGAATATTAAAACCAGATGTCTGCAATACACCATTGACATAAACAGAAATATCATTAGCAGTAACAACTTGAGCTAATTTAAATGTGGTTTTTGAACCATTTCCTGTATATACACTATACACACCTTGTTCTGTTCTAAAAGCATTTTCAATTAACCATTTACCATCAGAAGCTCGTAAAATACTTTCATTTGGTTTAATAACTTCAACTTCTTGATTGAACAAAAGTCTGAATAGAAGTTGGAACGATTTATCACTACCTTTTGCCAAATATAATGGCAAAATGTGTTTAATTAAAAATGCTTTATCTACTTCAACATTACGAGGAATTAAATTACCGTAAGTATTGAAAAAATTGTTTTCAAACTCTGCAATAGAAGCATCAACGTCAGAAACATAACGAAGGTCTTTTGATTTAGTTATTAAATCATTTTTTTCTGTGCCTTGTTTGTTTTCTAAGAACTCATAATATGCTTCCAAAAAAGCAATAAAATTAGGATGTTCTTCACGAACAAACTCCGGTACCTGACGGTTAATCAGTAACGATGTTTTTTGGTCAGCCATTATGAATTATATTTCTTTTCTAATATAGTTGAAATTGATATTGGATCATCTTCATCAATGGTAAGAATTGTGTCTTTAGTAGATTCAATAATACCTTTTTCTGCTTCTATTGTTATACGAATTAGTCCATCATCAGAATCGACACTTAAAAAACGAATATCATTAATTGTTAAAATTCCATTTTCATAATCAATAACACCAGCATTTGAATTGATAATTTGTCTTTGTGCTAAAGTGTCATAGTAAATTGTTCTAAGTGTGCCTGTTTTACCATCAATAACAGCAACGGCTTCTGCACCATACCCATTACCACCAGTAATAGAAACTGTAGCACGAGTGTAATCAGTTCCACGGTTCGTAATGTTAATTGTTTGAATTCTGCCATTAACAACTACTGCTTCAGCGGTTGCATTTGTACCATCACCATTAATTGTAATAGTTGGAGTGGTTGTATATCCTGTTCCTGGATTGGTAATTTGAATTGAAGATATGCCGGTGTAAGATTGTGGTGTTTCTTCAAATTGTGCTGTTCTTACTACTCCAAGAGTATCAAACATTGTAAACTGTGTTGATGTTAATTTATTTGTTAATGTTCCACGATGAATAGGAACATTATATTTAATTGTATAACTTACAGAAGTGTTTAATTGTGGCTCAAATCGGCGTTGAACACGAACAACAGTTTCGGATCCTATAATTGAATCACCATTGGTAGAATCAATAGAATCTTGTAGTTTTGAAAGAACAAAAGTACCAGCAAATTTATTTAAATTGGTATCACGGTAATCTAAAATAGCTTGGCGAATATTTGTTTTAATGCTACTTTCATCCAAAGAAGTTTTCTTTGGGTCATATTGAACTATACTTTCAACAATTAAATACAGATATTGTGGGTCACGAATTTCTGCACTAACAGATACGATTGATTTTGGAGTAATAATCTCATCAATAATTCTTTGTTTTTCTGTTTCAGAAATATAATAATTGGCTTTTGGTTTTAATGCAATATAAACTTTGCCAAATACTTTTGGTATTTCAGTTTCTCCACCCCAAACAGATAAAGAATCTACACTTGGGTATTTGCTCTTAATATATGATTCATAATCTTTAACTGTTACCAATCTATTTTGTGTTGCATATTGAGCTGCAGCAGAATATTTAATTGAATCAACTGTTTCACGGGTTGCACCACCAGATGCTACATCAACAACATCAACAAGAACATCAGAATAACTACCAATTGACGAAGCAGCAACAAAACCATTAGTTTGATTAGCGGCAACACCATTTGTAACCAAGTATGTTACAGTAACAACTGCACCATCATTAAGTGCTTTGCCAACCACGCCATCACCAAAATAAATTTCATAATTTCCATTTTTACTTTCTTGTAAAAAATAAACAGGCGTTTCAGAAGTAACATCAAGAATATCGGTTACTTGATTATAAACTTGTGTTGAAGTGTTTCCAGAATTTGGCGATACTGATACAGAAATTGTTGTCGTGTCAATATTATTATCAGGTAAAACAAATACAGATTTTGGATTTGAATTCTGCACATAATTGAAAACATAATTTACCAATGAACCCTCATAGATATTCAAATTTTCAAAGTAAAAAGATGTGTTAGATTTAGTTACCGTGGTTTCTTCCAGAGTAACAAAATTATACGAAACATTATCAATAATACTAGAACTAAAATTAAACCCTTTTGGAATAGTTAATGTTTCAGGTATTGTTGTTCCGCTATCCACAGTTACATTAATAATAGCTCGTGGTGCAGTAACAGAAAAAGGAATATACCCTAAAGTTTTGGCATGAGAAACAACAGAATCTCTTAATATAGCAGTATCCAAAAATGCTTCATTCGCCACCATGTTCAAATAATATGAATTGTAGTGGGTATTATAAGCAAGGATATCTAAAAGAATATTTAAACCAGCACCTTCAAAATCATAATCTTGAAATTGTGATTGTTGTTTTAGATATGCTTTTAGGTTTGTCTTGATTTGGTCAAAATCAAGGTCAGAAATTTGTAAACGAGCGTTAGCCATTTCTATCTAATCCGTTCTAGGAAAAAATTAATTGTAATTGGGTCGGTTCTATTAAGAACAAAAAATTCCATTTCTACCATAAACCCATTTCTATCAAAATCTGCATTAGCATTAATTCTTGAAATTTTAGCTCTAGGTTCGTAGTTTGCTACTGTCTGTTGTATTTCGTTTTCTATGGAAGAAGCAGTAATTGTATCCATATTTTCAAACAAAAGACGGCGAATATTACTGCCAATCTCAGGCTGAAATGGTCTTTCATAGTGGCTGGTTAACACCAAATTCTTTACCGAATTGATGACCGCCATTTCACCAACATGGCGGTTTATGTCTTTTTTGACTGGATGAATAGTGAAATTTAAGTCTAAATCACTATATTCTCTAGCGATGTTTGTGGTTATGGTTGCCATCTGTTATTTATTCTACTTTAGGACAAATTTGATTTCAAAAAGTCTGTTCCAATCAAATTTTCTACCATGTAATTTTGTGTGTTTCCAAGATTATCAAAACGAGTTAAAAAGATATAATCATTGACAATAGCTCTGGACTTCTGATAGAAGTTAAAATCGTGGTTTCGCCTTGTGGCAATCAACGAATTCGCTGTTGTAATATGGTCAATAATTGTGTTGACTTGGGCTTCTGTTAAGGTGCAATTTCCATTTGGTGCAATTGCAGTATTCATTGTAATCCAATCGTTGGCTATAATAGTATTATTTCCAGTCAAATCATCACCAATATACAGACTAGTAAAACTACCCAACATTGGAGTAGCATTGGCCACATCATCTGTTGCATTAGTAATCTTTAAAATCTGTTGGCCAATGCCAGTTGCTAAATCATAGTTTGGTGCAGTTAAATTGCCATCAGTAGTAGCAGTTAAACCAGATAGATTATCAGTATGTGATTTGAAAGCCGCTAGTTCAATTATGTAAGCACTAGCTGCATTTGCAAGAGCTGGTGCAACGTTGGCTGCCAAAGTAAAGGTGTTTGCTGGGTCAGTATTTGCAACTGTAAATATTAAATTCGTATTAGCTGTTAAAGTTACAATGACATTTGCATGAGGGTTTTTATAATATCTTGACCTAGAAGATGTTACTCCATCAGCAATATCATTTTGTTGCCACTCAGGGATACTAGTATTTGAAGCATTTAAATATTTGATTGTTCCGTTTGTTAAGTAAAGAGAACCACCAAATTTTGAATCTTCAAAATTATAATTTAAACGAGCAAATACACTATTAGCTGCCATAATATTCCATTACATTAAAGGGATAGGTGAAGATGTTGGCCATCCACGGTTACCAATATGATAATGCATATCATACAATAAACGAATTAGTTCCATGGGTCCACGAATATCAGTTACAACAATACCAGAAATCAAAGGTGCATTAACACTCAAAGTAGCTTCTATCATGCCTGGAACAGGAGGTGCAACAGGAAATCCCGCAGCTATTCCACCAAGTGTTGATATACCAGCAGTAGGATTTAGTGAGCCTGGAACACCAGCATGAATACCTGTGCCAGCAACAACAGAGCCCGTAGAAGTGATTGCTCCACCAGTAATACTTCCATCAACTGTCAAATCGGAATTTAATTGTAGTGCATCACCAGCATTTAATATGAATTGACCTAGTGTAGAACCGACAGTTAATTCCATATCGTCACCAGAGGTAACAGAAACTTTTTTATTGACAACTTGTTGATAATCACCATCAACTTCTAAGTAATAATTGCCAGTAACCCTTTCATATTTGTTTCCTTGAACAGAAACTACCGAATCACCAACAATAGTTATGTTACAAATTCCATTAATCTTCACATTGTTATTTTTAGCAACAATTTCATAATTATCACCAACAATTTTATTTACTCTTGTGCCATCAGCTTGTATTTCAGTATATGTTCCTGTTCTATGCTGTGTGCGAATACGCTCGGCACCAGGAGTGTCATCAAACTCCTGAAAATGACCAGATTCGGTTTGCGTTACATTGTTATAAGGATACTGAGCAGAATATTCTGATTCTGGTTCTGTCCATGAAAATTCACTTGGTTCTGGTGTAGTTGCCATTATATTGTTGCCTGAAAGGATGTTGGGTCATAATTTGATCCAGAAGAATCTGGATATAAACTCAAAACTAATGCTTGTTTTTCAGCATCGGTCATTCCACTTGGACTAGTTAAATTACTAACCGCTTGAGCTGGAATGGACAATACTGCTTGTGTGCTTTGTAACAATGATTGAGATTCACTCAATACTTCTTTAGCTGCATCTGTTAATCCGGAAGTGCCAGTATCAACAGACAAAGAACTTGCAATTGAAAATAATCCTTTTGCTAATTCACCATATGCTTCTTTTAAACACTTTTGAAACATAGCCAAAAGATTAGCAGGCAAAGCAAGAATATATTCAATGATAGCACGAATCTTTTTAATACCGTCCAAATATTTTGCCGTTTCAACAATCTTTTCATTAACCCAACGGGTAATTTCTTTAATTCTTCTTGCTAAATCTTTTAAAAATTCGGTCATACCAGAAGAAGCAGGAGATATGCCTAAAGCATCAATAATTTTTCTGATTGCTAAACGAATTGCTCTTACTAAATCTCCAGCTAGAACTTTAGTTTTAGCCATTGTAGTTTGAATGTAAACAGCAATATCACAAGCGTGCTCACGATTATTATCTGAAACAGCAATACCAGTATTATCAGATATGCCTCTTGCCAAGTTTGAAATAGTTGGTGCACCAATTAATGCTGTGTCGCCAACATTTGTAACTCTTGGTTTATTTGGCTCATATACTTTACCCTGAGGCGTTTTACTTACTGGAGCTTTAACTCCAGCATTCGTTTGTGCATCAGTTTTTAATTCTGTAAATGATTTTGGAACTTCAACATTATCAGCTGAACCTCCAATTACATTTCCTAGTTGGTCATATTCAATAGCCATAGATTATACCTTTTGCTTAATACCAGGTAACATACCCATCATCACTGGTTGCTGAGCATTTTCTCCATCTAAGAAAAAACCAACAACCCAATCTCCTAATTTAGGTGATGAAAATGTATTAGAATTATTTAGCGGATACATTGGATGAGCCCATGGTAAACTATCAGTTGTAACTTTTGAAGTATCTTGATTATGCCATCCAATAATACGAACTTGACAACGACCAAGTGCCAAAGGGTCAACACGATTTTCAATCACACCAACCCACCATATAAAACCATTTTTACCAGCAAAATCAATA